TACGTTCTAGAGCGTCGTGGTTCTGTATCTTTTGATGTTCCACAGGACATTGAAGAAGATACTGATTGGTTTACAGTTTAAGGTGATTAAATGACTACTATTATTAAAGAAGATAATTTTATCTTTGACTTGAAGGAGGTGGAATTCATTACATGGTCACATAATCATGATGATGGCCGTTGGTTTATTAAATTCCATTTACCTTCTGGTAAAGAATGTAGAATTAAAGTTGAAGAGAAGCATGAAGTAGATGATATTGTTAATAAATGGAATGCAATTAAAGATGGTGAATATGATGAGTTGGACGACTAAAAAGGATAATGATACAGCAGTAGATACAAATGTTATTGCAGAAGCAAAGAAAGTTACTTTCGATGCTAGGCAAAAGCGTTTTAATGAGAGTTTTAAAGAGTTGTTAAAGCAACAACAAGAAAAGAAAACTTCTCGTCTTGTATTAGGTATTTGGGGCGAACCAAAGACCGGTAAAACTGGAATAGCATTAGATTTTCCTGAAAGACCTATTAGGGTTTTAGATTGGGATAGAGGCGTTGAATCTACATGGCGCGAATGCCATGATGCAACAGATAGAATACAGATATTTTGTCCTATTGTTATGAATGCAGATAATCAAATTGATATTACCAAAAGCGAAGATAACTCACATGACTTCGTTAGATATGTAAGGCAGGAGATTCAAGATGGATTGGACCCTATTTTTATTATTGATGGTGTTGATACTTGGTTTGATTCTTGCATTTACAAAGTTAATCCTAACCCTACAATCGTAACAAAAATGATGCCGTATCAATACGGTCCTAGAAATAAAACATTTTATCATTTGTTAGAAGCAATTTATAATTTAGATTGTGATGTAATTTATATTACTCACGAAATGGAACGATATGTAGATAATGCACCTGTTGGTGTTCAACCTGCATGGAAAGATTGGGGTGGAAAACTAGAACAAGAAATACATTGTTATAGAAAGAAACTTAAGGGTCAAATATTATATCAAGCAGAATTAGTTGGTAGTAGAACTAACGGTAACTTAGTTGGTAAAGTATGGACTGTAAGAGAAGGTTCTCCACCTAACATTGTATGGAACGGAATATCTGAATTACAAGAAGGCAAGATATAATGGATATAAACGAATATCAAAGGGTTGCATGTGAAACTGCTATCTTTCCTAAAGATAAAAGTTTAATGTATCTTACTTTAGGTGTTTGTGGTGAAGCCGGTGAAATTGCCGAAAAGGTAAAGAAACATATTAGGGATAACACATCGCATCATCAATTAAGAGAATCATTGATTCTTGAAATAGGTGATGTAATGTGGTATCTCGCCAATTTAGCAGATGCTATACATGTTGATATGGAATGGATTGTTATCCAGAATATTGAAAAAATTAGAAGTAGAATGGAAAGAAATAAATTACAAGGTGATGGTGATAATAGATGAAATTTAATTGTGATGCAAAGGAACTTATGGATGCAATAGATTCGACAACATTAAAAGGTAAATACAAATATGGTGACGGATTAAAATCTAAATCTATTGGCGACTACTGTTATATGAAAATAACTGGTAATGAATTAACATTACATAATTCAGATAATACAACAGCAGTAAGAGTAAAGTTAGAAGTGGATGGTAATGAATCCGGTCAATGCACAGTAGAAATATCTAGAATGATAAAATATTTGAAGAATATTAATGGTAATATTACCTTTACTAAGACAGACCATATTAAGATTAATTCCGGTAGTGCTAATGTAAGTTTACCTGTCGTGGTTGTTCACCCTAGTATAGATATGATTACAAAGCATGAAAATAGAATTAAAGATATTGAGTTCGGAACTCCTGAATATTTACCTGCTTGGGGCAAAGTAGAATACGAAGCAGGTATTGGTTTAAATTCTAAAAATATTCAAGAGACAATGAAAGCAGTTGAAAGTGTGGGTTCTGGTGTATTTAAGTTAGATTTTGATGGAGAATCATTAACTATATCATCATCTAAATTGAATGAATCTTATTCAGAAGTTCTTGAGTTTGGTGAAAAACTATGGGCTGCTTATGGAGAAGAAGCAACAGTAGAAGTTGTATTACCATTTCATAATTTTTATGATGGTATTTTTATGATGTATTTGAAGGATGAATGTCCAATTTTGTTCGATGATGGAAAGTGTTCTATTATTCGTGCGCCTTATATGGGGAATTAATATGATAGTTTGTTATACTGATAGTGAAAACATTATTCGTCTTAGATGGCGAGATGAAGAAGGTAATAGAAAATCAGAAGATGTTTCTGACTTTAGACCTTATTTCTTTATTAAATCTGATGAGATAGAATATCCTTATTATGCTATTAAACAGGGAAGGACTAAAGTTGCAGTTAATTATCAATATGAACATGGAGATTGGGTTAATCTTAATGGTCAATCTTTAAAGAAAGTTATAGTTGAAAAATCATATGATATGAAAACTGCTAAATCAAAATGGGAAGATACTTATGAAGCAGATGTTAAATTTCATTATAGATATTGTGTTGATAAATTACATGATATGCCAGAATATAAATTAAAGAAATGGTATTGGGATATGGAATGGTTGCCGTTAGAACATGAACATGGTGATGCAATTACTACAATTGTAATGTATGATAATTATACAGAAAAATATACTACTTATGTTTGGTTTCCAGAAGAACGTCTTGTAGAATTTAGTGAAGATATTAGAGTTTTCAATACTGAACAAGAACTTTTACTGGCTTTTGCTGGTGATATGATGAAGGCTGACCCCGATATGCTTATTGCATGGTTTGGTCTTAAATTCGATTTACCTAAATTAATAGAAAGAATGGCTCATAATAGTATTGACCCTAGAATATTATCCCCTTATCATGAAGTTAAAGGTGTTGGATTTAGAAATAGTAAGTTTACTATTGGTAAAGTAGTAAATAATTACGGACCTATTCAACAACCTATTCGTGGTCGTATTACTCTAAACTTAGATTTGGCTTTTGAAAGACAATGGAATGATGCTCAAAGAGGAACACTACCTTCTCTTTCATTAGATTATATTTCAACAGAAGTTTTAGGTGAAAAGAAGTTAGTGTCTGAAAAGTTTCCAGATAAAAATGAGTTTTTCTTGAAGGCTTGGTTAGAAGATACAGAAACTTACCTAGATTATGCAAAGAAAGATGTTGAATTAATGGTAAGGATTGATGAAGAAAATTATACTTCCGAAGCAATTTTATCATTACAGCGATTACTAAAAGCACCTTTCGATGCATGTTTCTATGCTAGTAATATGGGAAGTATTTATTTTATGCGAAATGCTTCGTGGAAAGCACCAACAGGTAAAAAGGTAGAAAACCGTGTTGAATATGAAGGGGCTATGATTTATGACCCACTTTCTGAAGGAACTAACGGATTACATTTTAATGTGGCTGCTTTTGATTTTGCAGGTCTATATCCTTCTATGATGGTAGCAAGAAATATTAGTTGGGAAACAAAGAGTGTAAATCCTACTGAATTTGCTGTTAATATACTTACACCTAGAGATTTCTCAGAATGTGAGCATAAATCAATGTTATATTACAAAACAGATAAATTAGGATTATTACCTTCCGCAGTTCTAGAATTGAAAGAATTACGGAATGATTATAAGCGTAGAATGAAAGAGGCTTATGTTAAAGAAGACAAAGCAGAATACGCTAAATGGAATAACAATCAAATGGCGGTGAAAAGATTAATGGCTTCATTTTATGGAGTTACTGCTTTTCAAGGGTTTGGTTGGGCAGATGTTGATATTGCTGCATCAATAACTGCTAGTGCTAGAGAAGCAATAAGAGAAGCAGCATTTAAAGCAAAGGAGATGGAATAAATGGGAAGAAATTTAACACCAAAAGAACGTGAAAAAATGGCGAAAGTCAGAGAAGAATGGGAAGAATTTCTTTTGAACGAAAAAAGAAAAAAGCAAAAACTTACCGAAGAGTATGTAAAAGATTTAACTCAACACGATTGGGAAATACTTGGACTAATGGCTTTAAGTTGTTCAAAGGATGAAAGTTTAAGAAATGCGGGAAGGGGCGATTTCCCTAATAATGGAATTAAAGGAACTGTTTTTGATGTTGCGATTAAACTAGTTAAACATTTAATATCCGAAAGAAGTAAGTATATGATGGCTTTTGAATATGAATTAATATTAAATGCATTAAATGATTATAACCTAAACTATTGTAATAATGCACCATTTCGTAAATACAGTCAAACCCCTAACAGACCACTTTATTTAATTGCACCACAATCACTTATATCTATAATATCTAATATGGAGGAAGAATAAAATGGAAAGAATAACACAATATGATAAATGTATGAGATGTGATAATGAAGCAATGATACGTGAATCGAATACTCAACCACCATATGATGAAAGAGCATTTTGTTCAGA